AGTTGGGTATTTGAATGTGTAGTTCATAGTGTTAGATGTTAGTGGTTGCGATAGGCAATCTCTGCCTTGATTGATTTGAGTTGATTGGAGAGACGCTTCATCTCATGAGGATTATCAGTGCCTCGCTCGATTTCTTTCTCAGTATTGAGAAGCCAGCGATTGACGTTGCCGTCAGTCATGTAGTGTAGATCAATCTCGAAAGCACTTGGCTTGTTAGATTGGAAGTTGTTAGCACGGCATGGCTTTTCGTAGCCCTCAGTCCAGTAGTCTTTCATAGTAGTGTTCATGGCTGTATTTTAGTGTATTAGTGAGAGTTTTGCAAGATGTTTTTTGCTTTTTCTTTGATTTCTTTATGCCAGCGGATAGCGTCCTCTTTTGCTTGTTGCTCACGCTCACGCTTGAATCGCTCGTTCTGATCCTTCTCCCATTGGTCAACCCTTTCGCACATGGCTTCAAGGATAGCTTTGACTTCGGGATTGATGAGGCACTCTGTCTTTTTCATGGCTTCATTATACATGATTACAGCGAAAAAGGAAGCATTATTTTCATGTTTTTTCTCGTTGAGTATCAACGAGTTACGATGTTCCACGGAAATGTTCCACAAAAAGTCAAAAACTAGAGCGTTTTTAAGCCTTAATTACATCTAACAGCACCCTACCCCATTAAATGAAAAAAAGTGTTAGATATATGTTAGAAATCGCGCGGGGGAGTCTTTTTTCATTCTATCAATCACATTTTGGTATAAGTTATGGGGGCTTTGCCCCTACCCCATTAATCAAAAAAAACACAAAAAAAATTGAGGTCATTATTGTGAAATGAGAATAAATCGGCGGCAATGAGTGGAAATTGGGTTTTTCGTATATGATGTTTTCTTGAATAAAATATAAAACAAAATATAATAATTTATATACCGCGAATACTTTATGGAGCAATTAACATTATTTGAAGATATGAAGCAGCCGAAAAATAAAAATCAATTAATAATTAATGATGAAGGCAAGCAATGTTTATCATGTGAAGAATTTAAATTGTATGATGGGTTTTATTTTGACAAGAGAAACAATCGTTATACTTCCAGATGCAAAGAATGTTGTAGATTAGCGCAACGAGAACGCGATTTAGAGAAGAAGAATTGTCCAGAGAGGAGAAACCTCTTTAATAGTATAGAAAGAAAGTATGTTCAGGGTGAAAGGCGAGCTGACGGCAGGTTGTTTTGGGGTTATAGTATATCAGCTTCTCCGAAAAAGAACTTTGAGGTTTGGCTTAAAGAGGATTCTTTTGACAACAGTATAGAAAAGAGGGATAATTGGTGTTTAAAAAGAAAAGATCAATACTTAAATAAAGAAAAAAAATACAAAAGAGGTTATGTAAGGGATGATGGTATGATTTTTTGGGAGTATTGTCAAAGACATGCTTCTAATGATTTTGAAAAATGGGTTAGTAAAGATGATTTTAACAAGATGCGTTTTGATGACACCATGGGTTGTAATCTTCGCTCAAATCTTGGTAAGTTTGGTGGTAAGGATGAGCTCAGGGAGGATATTTTTGGTCTTAACAAAAAGGATTTTGATGATTATATTGAATCTTTGTTTGAGGAGGGTATGACATGGGACAACTGGGGAACATGGGTTGGAAAGTGGGACCCAGAAAACCCAAGGTGGCATGTAGATCATATTATACCTCTTTCTTCTGTTGATAATATTGAAGACACCAAGCTTTTGTGGCATTATACGAACCTTCGTCCTATGTGGGGAAACCAAAACCTTTCGAAGGGAAAAAAATACTGTAAGAAAGAGCGTGACTCATTTTTAGAGGAGAGAAGAAGCGCAAAATAGTGTATAAACAAACATGACATATGATAATGTCCCATTTTTTATTGGTTTACCAAATAGCGGAATAAGTTCTATAGGCGATGGCAGTGGTTATATGCTTCCATGCAATAGTGTTGTAGCTGAACACACAGTAAGTTCGACTCCGCAAAAAACACTGAAAGGTAAAGTTAAAAGGGCTAAGAGTTTTAGTGCTGATAATTTTATTGATTGCCGTATAGATATGAGTTTTTATCTTATGGCCGACAATAAGATGGATAATGCATATGGTTTTTTGTTTGATAATTGGGATGATGGGGGTTTACAAAGAGGAAACTCAACTGGCAATAATTTTTTCCCAGTTATGTTTGGGGGTAATGTTTATGATGAGTGTTATTTGACCAATTACAGTGTTTCTGTTAAGCCTTTTTCTCCAGTTGTTTGTAATGCTACTTTAAAATCTCTAAAGCCTCCACAAAAAACATCAATTAGTGGTTATACTGGTGATATTGTTGATTATTATGATAATATAAGCTCTAGCGATAAGATTGTATATGGTCATACTTGTAAAGTTAGCGGTCTTGAAGGTGAAGTTGTCGGTAGTAAGTTGGTTTTAGATTTAAATTACGATAAAACATATAAAGGGAAAGAAACAACCTGCATATATGACAGTGAGCCTAAGAATTATTTAATTACCGAGGTTGATGCTGAACTTGATATAACATCGACTGGTTTTAAAATGTTTTTGCCTTATGAGGGTTCTTTAACTACTGGTGATATAAGTATTAGTTTATTGAATTATAATGGCAGCGGTATAGCCAAGCCTTCTAATGGTAATGGTTTTGAAATTAGGTTGCCTGAAAAATCTTTTGTTTCTCAAGAGAGCCTTGGTATAAGAGGCTCTGACACATCTCAAACCAAAATAAGAATTAAGGATTCTGTTTTATGATTTTTTTATCCATACTGTCTTTTATATTGCTATCGATGATAGTTTTGTTTTTTATATCACTAAAAGAAGCCAGGGAGATACCGAAACCAAAAAAACATTTAAATAAAAGGTCTAGAAAAGATTATTATGGATTTTAAAGTGTATTTAATATTAAATCAGAACACAAACAACGCTCAAGCTGCGAAAAGCCTATAAAAAAAGGTTTTTGATCTGATTTTTTATTGAAATTTAATAAGTTATTCATATATATTTAATATGAACCGTATGTTTTGCACTAATTGTGGTACAAAAATGGAATATTCTTATTCCAAGCCTAAATTTTGTCATAATTGTGGTAGCAAATGTGGCGAGAGCGTTAATTTACAAGCGAAAAAAGAAATTCTTTCTAAAAGCGATCCATTACAGGATGATGAAACATCTATTGATGAGCTCCCTGATATCAGGAGTCTTGCTGTAGAAACAGAATCTCATGGCAATAATGTTTTTTCTTTTGAGTCTTTGGTTGATCAAGAAGTAAAAAATAATACCTCTAATAATAAAGGTTCTAGAAACATAGAAGACTTTATTGATGCCAAACGAAAGAGGTAAAAAATTTGAAGATAATATATTAATCATAGAGGAAGCCATTCGCAAGCAAAGAAGTAGATGGCGTCTTGATTGTATCTCTTGGTTTGATTTTGAGGATGTAGAGCAAGTTATAAAGCTTCACATATACAATAAATGGCACATGTGGGATCAAGACAGACCATTAGAGCCTTGGATAAATATTATTGTTACAAATCAGATAAGAAATCTTGTAAGAAATCACTACGGCAATTTCATAAAGCCTTGTGTGAATTGTGTGCATAATGTAAATGATGATGGCTGTTCTTTCACAGCAAGCGGACGCCAAGATGGTGAATGCCCAGATTTTCGCAAATGGCAAAAAACAAAGAAAACAGCGTTTGATTTGAAAGTGGCTTTGTCTACGGAAGAACACATGTATGAAATAGGTAACAATGTAGATAGAAATGTTTGTTTTGAGTCTTCTTTCGATAGATTAGACTATTACATGAAGAAACAACTATCTGAAACCCACTACAAAGCTTACAGGATGTTATTTTTTGAAGAAGCCTCCGAAGAGGACGTAGCTAATTTCATGGGTTACAAGACAAATGAAAAGAAAAGAAAAGCTGGTTATAGGCAAGTAAAAAACTTAAAGAAGATGTTTGCTCAAAAAGCCAGGGAAATTATAAAAGAATACGATATAATAATCAAGGATTGATTTTATTCGTGTTTTTATGAAGTTTTGATAAAGTATGGATTTAAAAGAAGAACAAAAAAAATTTTTACTGGATAACAGTAAAAAAATACATGATTTGAATATTTTAACTCAAAAATGTTTTAAGAATGAAGATCTAGATGGCAGGACTAAAGAAGGCAGGGCTGTAAGAAAGTTTTTAGTTGAAAACGAGATAGAGTTTAAAACAAAATTTAAGGGTAAGCAAGATCCTATTGTATTTTCTAAGGAGCAAAAAGAGTTCATAATTCAACAAGCTAAAGATAGTTTATCGTCTTTAGAGATAGCAAAGTTATTATTTCCAGATAAAAGAGTTAGCCCACTTAGTCTTGAGCAGAGAGCAGTATTAAGTGTCATAAGAGAAGTCAATCCAGACATTATGCCTTCAAAAGATGCTGGAGCTTTAGATTCTTATGTTGCACCAAAAGCGGTAAGCAGGATTGTTAAAAAAATTAACGATGCCACTGGCTTAAATCTTGAAGAGTCAAAACTGAACAGGCAATATCAAATTTGCATAGAGAGATTGGGTGTCCATCTGAATAATTCTCGTTTTTTAAAAATAATGAACAATTATTTAGATATCAGCGATAGGGAATTATTTGAGCAAGAGTTTATTCGTCTTACTTGGGATAAACCTGACCTGACCGCTGACGAAATCAACCTTTATCTAAATGTATGCAAGGAAATCATTAATTTGGAGGTTGTTAGCAAGCATTTAAACAAGCTTAACGATATGTTTGACATTGCTGATGACCAAACAGAGATGTCTGTACGTCTCGCTGAGATTATTAAGGCAAAAAGCTCAGAATATCACCAATGCGAAAACAGGATCGAAAATCTAACTAAAAAACTACAAGGTGATCGTTCTGAGAGGATGAAAAACAAGACAAAAGAAAATGCATCCATATTATCTATTGTTCAAATGTTTCAAGAAAAAGAGGAAAGGGACAATATGGTGAGAATAGCAGAAATGCAAAAGGATTTAGTAAAAAAAGAAGCTGAAAGGCTTGAGGGCATGGCTGAATGGAAGGCTAGGATTTTAGGCATAAGTAAAGATGATGTCATTTAAATGTAGAGAGTGTGGACAATCCTTTGACGCCCAAAGGAGTTTGCACACACATATTAAAAAACACAGTATGTTACTAGGTGACTACTATGTTAAGCACTATCAGCGCAAAAACAAGCTGACAGGCGAGCTTTTGCCTTTTAAGAATTACAAAGATTATTTTGAAAAAGACTTTTCTCAACCACACCAGTTGATGGAGTGGATAAAGAAAACAAATAATCACGAAGTAAAAGATTATATTGTTGAATTACTCCATAAACGGATAATGGACAAAGACATTGACTATGGTCCAACAGAGTTGGAGTTAATCAGTGCGGGCTTGCCGTCGATTGACGTTTACAAAAAATATTTTGGCAGCTACACATATGCATGTGAAGAGATAGGCATCAAGCCTTTACTATGCAATAAATTACCGAAAGGTTTCTTTGGTGATTACTCTGAAAGTAAAATTTTGATTGATACTAGAGAGCAACAACCCCTTTCATTTAAGAATTCAGAATCTTATAAATTAGATGTTGGGGATTATGGGGCTATTGCATCAGATTATGATTATACATATGTAGACAGAAAGTCATTTGGTGATTTTTGTAGCACAATTACAGTTGGATATTCTCGTTTTTGTAAAGAACTCGACAGGTGTCGATCCTTGGGAGCTTATTTGTTCGTTGTTATGGAATTTCCTTTCGAGGAAATAAACGATTACAACAAAAAAAGTTATAAAAAATACAAAATTGATTATGTTCTTCATAATATGCGAGGTATACAAAAACAATATAAAGATTGCTGTCAGTTTGTATTTACTGGTTCTAGAGAGGGAAGCGAGGAACTTATTCCTAAGTTACTTGTTTTTGGAAAGAAGTTGTGGCATACTGACATGCACTATTTCTGGAATAAAAGAAAAAAAGATTAATGAGTTGGGTTAAAGGTATACAAGAATCAAGAAATAGGTTTCCTGATATAAATAAAGAAATTCTAGATATAGATGGTTATTTAGAAGAAGAGGATGCTAAGATATTGTTTTACAAATTTCTTAGACAAAATCCATCTTTCGCTGCCGAATTTATAACTGGGGTCAGATTGTTTCCTTTCCAGCATATGGCTATTAAGGGCATGATGGAGACGGATTACTTTTTGGGCATATGGAGTCGCGGAATGTCCAAAAGCTTCTCTACGGCCGTTTTTGCGCTATTAGACGCTATTTTAAACCAGGGTGTCCACATAGGAATCATATCTAAGTCGTTTCGTCAGTCAAAAATGATATTTACCAAGATGGAAGAGATAGCTCAAAGCCCTAAAGCTGAGTTTTTATCTCAATGTATAACCAGGGTATCTAAAGCTAATGATCAATGGGTTATGGAGATAGGGTCTAGCAAAATTACCGCTTTGCCTTTGGGTGATGGCGAGAAGCTTCGTGGTTTTCGTTTTGAGAGAATGATTATTGATGAGCTTTTACTTATGCCAGAGAAAGTTTTGAATGAGGTTATTATGCCGTTCCTGTCTGTAATCAAGAACCCAACAGAGAGACAAGAAACTTACGATCTTGAAACAGAGATGATAAAACAGGGTAAGCTTACCGAAGAAGAAAGAACAAAATGGCCTAACAACAAAATTATTGGTTTGTCTTCTGCGTCTTATAAGTTTGAGCATTTATACAAAATGTATACCCAGTATGAATCTTTAATTCTTAATGAAAACGATCAAGACAAAGCCCACAGAACCATAATGCACTTTAGTTATGACTGTGCACCGCAACAGCTTTATGATCAAAACCTTATAGACCAAGCAAAGGCAACAATGAGTCAGTCTCAGTTTGATAGGGAATTTATGGCAGTGTTTACAGATGATAGTTCTGGATATTTTAAGGTTAGCAAAATGGCTGCTTGCACTATACCAGACGGGGAAGGGCAGTGTGTTGAAATTATAGGAGAACCTTCAGATGAATACATACTATCATTTGACCCATCTTGGTCTGAAAGTGATGGTTCTGACGATTTCGCTATAATGTTAATTAAGCTAAACAAAGACAGCAAAAAAGGCACTGTTGTTCATAGTTATGCATTACCTGGAAGCAATTTAAAAACTCATATAAAATATATGGTTTATTTATTAAAGAATTTTAATATAGTTGCTATAGTTGGAGACTATAATGGAGGTGTTCAGTTTTTAAACTCATGCAACGAAAGTTCTATATTTAAAAAAAATAATATAAAACTTGGAGTTATAGATGCAGATCTTGACAATCATCAAGATTATGAAAAAAACTTATCTAAACTAAAAAGACAATACAACAAAGAATCTAGAGATTATGTGTTCTTAAGAAAACCTAGTTCTAAGTGGATAAGGTACGCTAACGAATTATTGCAAGCCGCATTTGATCACAAAAGAATATTCTTCGCTGGAGCTGCGATGGATGATGATTACAACAGGCAAAGAAAAGCAAACATAGGAATTAAAGATTTGACTTTCATAAGAAATTACAAGTCGTCATCACAGGCTTCTAAAATGATTGATTTTGTGGAACATCAAAAAGAAATGATGGATTTAACTAAGGTGGAGTGTGCATTAATTCAAATAACAACATCTAGTCAAGGCACTCAAAGCTTTGATTTACCTATGAATTTAAGAAAACAAACTGGAGCGGATAAGGCTAGAAAGGACTCTTACTCTGCACTTGTTTTGGGTAATTGGATGATGCAGATATTTTACGATATGAATGAAGAAAATGTAAATTCTAATAATAATACATTTACTCCAATGTTTATTGATTAAGTTTTAGTGTAAAAAAAAATATGCCTTTACCAACACCCAACGATAAAGAAAAGAAAAGTGATTTTGTTTCAAGATGTCTTTCTTCAGAAATGATAAGAAAGGATTTTAAAACACAAGACCAGAGAATGGCTGTTTGTTACAACCAATACGAAAAAGCAAAAGATAAGTCTAAAGCATCTATTGAGTTTGGTGATGATGAGATGTTAATTGTTGAATCTAGCAAACATTACAACAAAGAAGAAGAAAGTAGTCAAAAAGAGAGAGATTATGATCATGAAATGACTATTTCTCAAAAAGCCATGGAAGAATTACACAACAATGGTGAAACTTATATAACCGAAACAGATGGAGATAGAAAAATGGTTATAAAAGTAAATTACAAAAAATAATTGTTGACTTTCAAAAGTTAAAGTTAAACTTTTTACTTTTCCGTGTATAATATTGTATGGCTAAAAGAAAATACGTAAAGAAATCAAACTATTGGGATAAGTTTGATAACACTGCAAAAGCTTCACAAACACCCACTCAACAACAAGACGCTTTTTCTCCTGATTTAATGGGAGAGCCTTTTTACACTTCTGACGCTTCTTTTTCTGTTTCTAATGCGTCATGTTCTAGAAGTACTTCTGCTGGAAAAGCTTCAAGAGTAAACAGGTCAGCTTTTAACCAAACAATTGATAGGTTTTCGAGTATTAGGAGAGGTCTTCTTCCTTACAAGTTTTCAACTGACGGTGTTAATGTAAGAGAGTGTATAGAGCTCTGTCAAAAAGCTTACGCGAATGTTTCTGTTTTTAGAAATGCCGTAGACATAATGTCAGAATTCGCAAACACAGAACTTTTTTTGGATGGCGGTACAAAAAAAAGCAGGGATTTCTTTTATGAGTGGTTTAATAAAATTAATTTAACAAATTTAAAAGACCAATATTTCAGAGAGTACTATAGAAGCGGTAATATATTTTTATATAGATTAGACGGAAAATTCAAAGTAGATGATTTTGCTGAGTTAATAAAAAAGATAGCTCCAACATCTGAAGTGGACAATAGCGTTCCAGTAAGATACATTCTTATGAATCCTTACGATATTGTTGCTACAAGGGCATCGTCTTTTAATGATGGTGCTTATGAAAAAATACTTTCAGAGTACGAGATGGCTAGGCTTCAAAACCCAACAACTGAAGAAGATCAAGAGATATTTGATTCTTTGCCAGCGGATGTACAAAAAAGCATCAAGCAAGGTTCTTACAATACCGATGGTTTGAAAATAAAACTTGACCCAGAAAAAGTTTCTCATTCCTTTTATAAAAAGCAGGATTACGAGCCATTCGCTATTCCTTTTGGTTATCCAGTACTTGAGGATATTAATGCCAAGCTTGAGTTAAAGAAAATGGATCAAGCAATCACAAGGACTGTAGAAAACGTTATTCTTTTGATTACTATGGGTGCAGAGCCAGATAAAGGTGGTATAAGCTCGCATAATATTAATGCAATGCAAGGCTTGTTTAAGAACGAGAGTGTGGGCAGGGTTCTGGTTTCTGACTATACAACAAAAGCAGATTTTGTTATACCAGACCTTAATAGGGTTCTTGGGGCGGAAAAATATAAAGTTTTAAATGAAGATATTAAACAAGGATTGCAAAATGTTATTGTTGGAGAAGAAAAATATGGAGCAACACAAGTAAAAGCTCAAATTTTCATTGATAGACTTAAAGAAGCTAGAAATGCGTTTCTGTCAGATTTCCTACAAAAAGAAATTAAAAGAGTCTCTAAAAAACTAGGCTTTAGATCTTACCCTAAGGCTGTATTTAAAGATATTGATATGAGAGACGAAACTCAATTGATGAGAGTTTCCACAAGGCTTATGGAATTAGGAATTATAACACCTCAACAAGGTATGGAAATGTTCCATACTGGTAAATTCCCTAAAGTAGAAGAAATAAGCCCAGCGCAAAAGACTTTCATAGAGGAAAGGGAAGAGGGTTATTATAACCCTATAGTTGGTGGAGTACCTATGATAGATGGCGACACTCAGGGGACAAGCAAACCAAATGGACAAGCTGGTAGACCAGAAGGAACAAGCGGCATACCTCAAGAGGACTCTACAGCCAATTACAGCAGGGAAAATATTCAAGAAACTATATCAAAACTTGAAACTATTAGAGCTGCATTAAAGTCAGAAATGAAGGACAAATTAAACATAAAAAGGTTCTCAAAGAAGAACGAGGCTATGTTAGATAGCTTGTGTGAAGCCGTTGTGTGTTCAACGAAGATTGAAAATTGGACACAAAAAGGTATTTCTTGTGTATCTAACATAGAAGAAATACAAAATCTAGATGTCATGCCTGAAGTTTTAGATATAGCGGCAAAGCATAAGCTAGATAATTACGCAGCAGCAATTTTATATCACAGTAATGAAGAATCCACTGAATCCTAAAAACAATAAGAAGCCGTATAAGTATACGGCTACTTTTGAGGCAGAAGTTTTTTCTTGCGATATTGGAGCGGGATCTTTTATATCAAAAGCGTCTTTAGAAAATCTTGAACCATTATTACCAAAAGGTATTAATTTCGAAGATAATATTGATTTGCTTGGGGTAGCGTTTAACGCTGCTGTAGTTAATAAATTTAATAAAAATGGTGACGGTATTGATTCCAAAACCGCAATAGAGTATACAAAAAACTTTATACATAAACCAACTAATATAGAGCACAACAAAGACAAGATTGTCGGTCATATTGCAAGTGCTGGCTGGAGCGAGTATGGAACAAGCAGAATCATGACCGCTGAAGAGCTTGAAGATTATAAAAAACCATTTAACATTGCTCTTGGCGCATTAGTTTACAAATCTGCTAATTCAACTTTTGCAGAAGCGCTAGAAAAATCAGTTGATCCTAGAATGGGATCTTATAACAGTATATCTACAAGCTGGGAGGTTGGTTTCTCTGAATTTGTTTTAGCAGTAGGAAGCGAATATATAGAAGATTGCGAAATTATAGAAGACAAAGAGGGCCTGGAATCAATGGCTCAGTGTCTTAAAGCTTTTGGTGGATCGGGATACACTGAAGACGGAAAGCCTGTAAATAGACTTATAAAAGGAAAGATTTATCCCTTGGGGATTGGGTACACAACCAATCCAGCTGCTGATGTAAAAGGAGTTTACATGAAGCAAAATGAAACTGAAAGTATTATGATAAGGGATAAAAGAGATAAAAATATTTCACAAAGAGAAAAAAACATTGTAAACCTTAAAAAGAATAATTCTATGGAAACTGAAAAAGTTATCAACGAACTGAAGGATCTTCTTAACGAAAAGAAGTTCTCGCAAGAAGCTGTCGCTTCTATGACTAGCACCTTTGCTGATGCTATCAAAGAAAAAGACGAAGAGTTTCGTGCTGAACTTGTTAAAGCTCAAGAAGAAAAAGAGGCTGTTGCTGCAGAGCACGAAGAACTTAAAACTTCAGTCGAAGATCTGAAGACCAAGTTTGAAGAAGCCCAAAACAAAATCGCTGAATATGAAGCCTCAATTAAGGCTGAACAAGCGGTAGCTCGTTTCAACGAGCGTATGGACGTTTTGGATCAAAAATTTGATCTTGAAGACGAGGATAAGGAATTTTTAGCTAAAGAGCTTAAGTCTATTGACGAATCAGAAGAGGCATTTGCTTCTTTCGATGATAAGTTGGCTGTTCTCTGGAAGCATAAAAGTAAAGAAGCTAAAGCTGAATTCGAAAAGCAAGTTCAAGCTCGTATTGAAGAAGAAGTTGAAAAAAGACTTTCTAAAGATGCAAAGGTTGAAGAGGCTGTCGCAAGCAAGACTGAAGAGGAAATGCTTGACGACGTAGAGTCCACAGAGGCTTCTATTTCAAATTCTAACGAACAACTTTCAAGAGAGGAACCTTCTCTCAAGGATAAATTTTCTGCGGCATTCGACCGTAGCAATATCGAAATCTCATAAAAATCTAACAAAAATATAAATTATGTCACTCAGAATTCTACCATTCAGACAATATGACGAAAATGATGTTATCAATCTTTTCGCTCTTGACGGCGCATATGCTAACGAGTCCACTACGGATTCTTCATATGGTGATGCTGGTGTTTTTGTTAAAGTTTCCGCAGGTAACTTTGACCAAGACCCTATTGCATACTCAAGTGATTCCTACTTAGGAAAAACTGACTATCCTTTTGTAAATGCTCAATATCCAAGCGTTCAGCTTGAGTGTCAGCCAGCAATCAGCGGTGACACCACTCTTGGTTTGACCCTTCGTCAAACAGCCAAGACTGACGAAAATGGAGAAAAGCTTCTTTATCATCCAGTAAAAGCAGAAGAACTTGGTTGTGTACTTCCAGGTCAAGCTGTACCAGTAGCAACTCGCGGAGTATTTACTCTTGCTGACGAAGCTTACAGTGGCGCTCTTTCTGTTGGAGGTGGTGTTGCTCTCAGCGCTCTGGAAAGCGGTAAAGTTGTTGCTTGTGCTGCTTCTTCAGCAGATAAGATCGGAACCGTTATTGGTACAGGATCCCGTTCAAGCGGTACTGTTACTGACGGTTGGGAAGGTGATTACGCAGTTATCGCTCTTGGTCTGTAATTTTTAACAATTAACAAGAAATATATATAATAACATGAAAATTTCACTTAAAAGAACGCCAGAACAATTAGAGCTTATCAAGGCTATGGCTTCAAAGAACCGTTCGGTTGCTTACGAAGCTCAAGTTGCACTTGCTGAGTTTATCGGACCTGTTATCGCTGAAGTAATTAATAATGCTCCAGTACTTAGCAACCTTTTCACTTCTCTTAGTTATAACTCAGAGGACAATCCTTCCATTCCGTTGGATCTGTACTATGATGTTACCGACGAAGATTACGTAACTGTTTACAGCAACAGCGTTGCTGGAGGTCTTCCTCAGAACCAAGTTGTACCAACTGTTTCCGAGCTTAAGGTTGCTACCTACAGCCTGGACACTGCAGTTAGCTTTGATCGTCGTTATGCTGCCAAGAGCCGCATGGACGTTGTGAGCAAAACATTCACACGCATGGCTCAAGAAATCCTTCTTAAGCAAGAGCGTACTTCAGCTAACCTTATCATGGGTGCTGTTGCAGGTGCTACTACCAATGGTAAAGACCACGTTTTCCGTGCTACTACCGATGGTTCGTTCCTTCTTGATGACTTCAACGAGCTTATTACTCGCGCCAAGCGTATTAACACTGCTTGGAACAAGGGTACTCCAGAAGGTGGTCGTCGTGGTATTACTGACATCATGGTTTCTCCAGAAGCTGTTAAAGCTCTTCGTGAGATGTCCTACAATCCAGTAAACACCAAGTCTACTGCTGCAACTGGTAATGACCTTGCTGCTCCAGAGAGCCTTCGTGAGTCTGTTTACAACGCTGGTGGAGGTCTTCCTGACTTCTACGGTATTTCCATCATGGAAGTAAACGAGCTTGGAAATGGTCAGAAGTTTAACACTATCTTCGAC